AAACATTAGACCAATTGAGTGGGGGCGAAAATCCGCCAATAAAATTAACAGATTTATATCCTGCGCTATATTTAAAGCGTGCAATTAAACAGATTTGCAATGACAATGGATATACATTAAGCACCACGTTTTTTGATGACTATAACACAAGCAAGTTATTAATACCATTCAGCAATGCGCAGTTTATCCATTCAGATGACTTTTTAACGACCAACTTTGGTTTTTATGGCACAAGGGCAAACACTGCTTATTCTGTTTCTGCAACTGGAGACAATATTATTCCATTTCCGATTACAATAAACGATAATCTAAGTCAATGGAGCGTGGATGAGTACACTGCAAATGGAAATCAAAGATTTGAAGTTTTAATAAGTGTTAAATACAAAACGCCGAGCGCAAGTTATCCAGTGGGATGGAATTTTGTTGCCAGTTTAGAGCAATACGACAACTCTTTGGCAGATTGGCGCTCAATTGATTCAAAAACATTTCCAAACAGATTAAATTCTCAATTTGGATGTTAATTGGGAACGCATATTCAAAATTAAACTTAACAATAAAATCTTTTGAGAATGTATCGTAAACCACAGATGAGTTTTTGACATTCACTGGGACATAAGTCAAATCGTTGACAACGTAAACATCAATTGAGTCAATCAATTCTCTTTTTAGCCATTGTGCGGTTTCTTTTGTGTCAACTCTGGTTGCTAAACTTAGCGACTCAACAGATGAGTGCGAGCGATAGCCATTGATTCTATTTGGCGACTCAAAATTGGTTGCCATACTAAATTCAATCGGAGTCTCACGTCTCACATTGATTGCAGTTTCTTGACCCGCAGTGAACATAAAGCTATCGTAACCGCCCAACTTGTTCAACCAGTTTACTTGTTTTTCGTTGCAATAAGCGTTCTGGTCTCTAATATAAAAACGTTCCTCAGTAATTGACACGCCGCCCACTGCTCTAATTATTCGCACTCTCATTTTAACCGCCAATGGATTGACTCCAGTCCAATTAACTGGAATAGCGTTGTGATATAATGTTAAACTTGAATAGTATAGATTGTTTGTTGTTTCCGATAATAACGTTCCACTTGCATTATAATAAGAATACTGAGCAGATGCAACAAAATTGGTATCATTACAAAGGAAATAAAGCGCAGACAATTCATTCTCTGTTAATACCTTAGTCAATGGCGCTTCGGTTAAAAACTTCTTGCCAGTTACGCCAGAATCATTCAACAGATAGTCTGTCATGTCATTTGTTACGTTATATTGCAACGCTGCGTTGGATGTATAATAGTTCGTTGGCATATCTTATAAGTCGCTTGGTGTTGTCTCTTCATACTCGGCCTCGTTTCCAACTGGATTGTCAAAGCCCTCAGCATAAGAAATATAATATCTAATATATGATTTTAAATTGTTCTGGATAATTGGCGGCGATACCAATGGAAACAAGTCTCCAGATATTACATCGGTAACCACGTTACAATTTGTATTATAATCTTTTAGGATGTCAGCCACATCAATAATGAAATAGCAATAACCTAAAACAAACGTTGGCTTTAAAGTTAGTTTTGCAAGTTCCTCAAAACCATTGTCGCAATAGTTAAATCCGAATACTCGAATTACTGCGTTGTAATTTCTTAGATATTTATAAAACCAAAGTTGACCAAGTCCAGAACCAACAAAAGGTGCATTAATTGTGATATTACTTTCGTTTACTTCTGTAACAAGCCAAACGCCATTATATGCCTCAACGCCTGCATTCTGTGAAATCTTAATAAAATCGCCAACTAATAAAGTATTGCCCTCAAAATTCAATTGCAAATATCCATTGTTATTGCTTTGGCCAAATTCAACTTCAATTTCTGCTCCGATTGTATAGTCAGATGCAACGTCCGAATTAAATTCAAAACGCACTGGATTATAAACGGCCGTATTTAAACTCGGCTCAACTTCAATAGTTAAACTCATTATTAAAATAGTTTTGTATGTCCTCAAATACCGCTTTATTTATTGCGGCCTCAAAATTTGGAATTGTTTTGTCAACGTAAAAATTCCCCTTATATCCCTCTTTATGTATTTTCCTTGTAACCAAAAACGCTTGCTCATCCTTAGTTAATTTTTTACCCTTTGAGCCGTCTTTTTTATCTTTTGCATACCAATCTGGCAACTTCTTAACCCACTCATCAATCTTTGGCCTTACCAGTGCGGGATAGTTTCCCTCTTTTGTAATGCCCCTGCCTTTATTCTGCCAAAACCAATAATCGTTTGCCATGATAGCAACTTGACTTCTTGTGTTTTCTGTTGTCAAAACAACTTCATGAGAGTCAGACAATGTCCCCGCTTTATTCAATGCAGTTACAAGCGCCTCATTCAGCTTATTAAATTCAGCCAGTGTGTTTGTTAATTCTATCATGCGAATAAATCACAACACAAACTTGAATCAATCGGCAACGTTACCGATACCGCAACCGACCAACCATAATGAACATTGTCCTGCTTTTTGTTAATCATTGTTGCTTGCCCAAATGTCATTGCATCCCTCTCCAAATCTTCGTTCTCTATTTGCATTGACTGAATATATCCAACCATGATTTTATTCAATTGGTCGAAATGGCTATTCATTTTTGATTGCTTATCTGTAAGCGACCCCGATGTGATAAATTGCAGGTTAAACGAATAAGTCTGCGACACAATAATGTTATTAGTCGAGTTATTAGTTACGCTCAAAGGGAATAGCATCCAGATAAGTGGATATTTTATATTCGACTGGGCGTTTAACTCATTAAACGTTCCATTGCCGAACGTGTAAGTCTGCTCGGCTTTATTCTTGAATATTTCGATTAATTTGTTCACGTCTCAATTTTTCTAAGTTCTGCAAATATGTTCTTTCAATCTTTTTGTAAGTTAAAAAAGTGTATGCCTCTGCAACGCTTGTTTTGCTCACTGCCTCAATGTCTTTATAAACGCCGTCGGCCAATTGCACCAATGTGCCATAACCGCCAAACTGATTAAGACTTTGAACTCCCGCTTCCAATTGAATGTCCTCTAATTCGCTCTCAAACAAAGGTAAGAATTTATTGTGAACATCTGCAAATTGCTCATTCACTTTGTTTTGGTAAAAAAGTGCAACAGATGCGGGCAAGTTTAAATATTCTAAATATCGTTTGTTTGTTCTGGTGTCGTAGTTATATTCGCCAGTCTCTAACAAGCATAAAAATGGCAATGCTTTCCACTCGCAATCTTTAAATTCTGCAATCGTTGCTTTCCAGTCTTCGAATTGTCCAATCGGACAAGCCATGATTTCGTATAAATCTAATCGCTCGCCAACCATAAGGATTTCGCCATTGACTAACATCTGAGCCAATCCAGTTAACTCCAATTTTCCGTTTAAACTTATTTTGTCGTAAATGTCGGGACTGATTCCAGACATAAGCATGACCGCTTCGTTGTATTTTTCCTCATGCAATAAGTTTTGCAAGTCAATAAAATGCCTCAATGTGATTTCGTCCAACTGAGTTGGGAATTGGTATTCTTTGTCGATGTTAACTAAAACCATGATATTTTTTTTGTGTGGGATTTTGTGCCGTTAAATATGCCGTATCTGGCAGCATCGCAAAAGTCATCATTGAACTTGACTGGTTCGTCAATTGCTTTGCCGTTCTTATCTGTTTTCCATTTATAGGTTTTGAACTCTTTGACTCCATTTGGAGAGTCAACCAAAACAATTGGCTTTGCCTTTAGTGTGTTAATCCCATCTTTGACCGACTTGTCTGCGCTAAAGACGTTAAATCCCGCCCTATAAAGTTCCTCGATTGTATCTGGTCTCGCAGCATCCGCAAATATTTCTTTTTGGCCAATGTTTAGTTTCTGCATTTTTTCGATTAAGTCGGCCGTTGTCAATCCGCTTTCATAAATGACCTCTTCCAAATAGAATTTGTTTTCGTCCCATCCACATTTGACCAGTGTCGTGGGATGGTTATATCCAAAGTCTAAGCCGTAAACATAGTCAACCTCTGGGAATGAATTTCCTATCGTCCAATTGCGATAAATAAGACCCTCAATGCGCCCAGTGATTCCCCTTGCATAGACTTTCCACAATTCAATGTCGATGTCTTTGAGCGCCTCAATTTCGGCTCTATTCTCATTCGGGACAAAGGGATTGTTTCTGTGGTCTGAATAAATAAACTTTGCGGTCGGGTTATTCAAATAGTCTTCATGCACCCAGAACTCAGCGTCTGGATTGAAATCAATAAATGCTTTTTTCTTTGTTCTAAGCAATAGTTGCTTTGCAATCTGTCTGTCAATACCATTGGCCTCGTTTAAAAACAAATAGTCTCGCTTTCCAGACTTAGCATCCTGCGAATTGTCATAGGATTTGAACTCAATCATTGAGCCATTAACAAACTTGTATATTCTGTCGGATTTATTATAGTCGCTAATCTGAGCGTCAACAATTGGATTGTCTGAAATGATGTTTTGAAAGTCTCTGAGCGCTCCCGCTTTAAGATTCGGGATGTCTTGACCAACGATTGTGATTAGTGAGTTTGGGTCTGTCAATGCAAAATAGGCAAGCGCCTGCAAAATAGAATAAGTTTTGCCAGACCATGTCCCGCCTTGGTTGATTATGATTTTAGTCTCGGCCGTTATATTGGCTTCAAATAACTCAGTTGTTTCAAACATCGTTTTCTGTTGACCTTATCGGGAACTCGGTTTTAACAATTTTTATTTCCAATGTGTTGTCCATGCCCCCAGTGATTTGTTGCTCGACCTTTTCGACATATCCTCTGGCTTTGCCAATGGTTTTCAAATATAATTCAATTGCTCGCATCTTTACGTTGTCATTGTCTGACTTCATAAGACTAAACAAACCATCTTCGGCCACATCAATGTTTTGCTCTCGGATGTCAATTAGTTCCTCTGGGAATTTCAATGCTCTCTCTCTGACCGCTTGCCTCGTGTAATCTATTTTAAATTGCTTTTCAATAGCTTTTGCAGTCCTCGAAAATAGTCCTGCGTTCTCTCTCAGTATTGCTAAAAACTCTTTGTCGCTTATTTTTATGTTCATGACAATTAATGTGAAATTTGAATGATATAATTTACTTAAATTCAGCCGTTTACCTTAGTGATTTGATTTCGAACTTTATAAACTCGCTACCTTTGGCAACTATTGTCTTCACTATCACTATTTTATAGACTTCTGCGTCATCAAAATTATACTTTTTTTGCAATATATCCAAAAATGGTTTCATGGGATTGTCTATGTCCGATGCTTTGTTGCTGAATCCAAACTCAAAGTCAATTTGGTATGGCGGCTCTGGCAGTTGCATTGGCTTTAGTGTCAAAAGCATTTGTTTCTCATAGACTTTATACTCTGGAGACTTAAATCTTTTGCCTTGCCATGCTTTGTTAACGCTTAAAGGTTTGATTTGTGCAATTCCAATAGCCATTCTTTAGTGAGTTTGTTGTCGTGTGCTTTGTTGTGGCATTCCCTGCATAGTGCAATTAGGTTTTCAATTGCATCTTGTTGGTCTTTGGTCTTCTTGCCGAACTTAGACCTAAACACAATGTGATGGATGTCGACCGCTTTAGCTTTGCATACCTCGCAAGCAATAAACGAATGTTCGTCTAAGCCGTAGTGATTGAAATAAACTTTGATATGCTTCTGCATTGTTATTTGTGGCTCATTATTCGTATAAATTCGTATAAATGCGGCTCACTTTTGAGCCACAAATGTTTCGTTGTAATAGTTTTTAGTCAATCTAAAGGCTTACATTTTTCTTTTGTTTGTCATATTATAGCTTTTCATTTTGTTTGTTGTTTAAATGTTCTGTTTTTTATTAAATAATTCTTCAACCTTATTAACCAAATCTTCTATTATTCTTGCTCTACTATAATAGTCCCTATTTGTTTTAAGTTCAAAAGCAAATTCTTTAAATTCTTGCATTTTATCTTTTTCTGTGGTTATTTTATTATCTTTTTCACAATACATATATAAATGGTGTTTATGATTCAAATAATTAACCAATTCTCCACAATAAGGGCAATTTGAAGGTAATTTATTTTCTTCTACTATCATAATTCCATTATGATAAATGTTTTTTTGGTGTTTGTAAAATGTTTGCATAATTTACGATACCAACCCACTTAAATTCTCAAAAGTCTTACCACTTTCGATCATAATGTAGACTTCATAATCATTGTTTAAATAACTTGGCATTGAAAAACTATTTCCAACTACAAATGTATTGTTATAATTAGCTTGTTCTTCTTCGCTAAATCCCATAGAGCCAAAATGACTTTTTCTTAGGTCATAGTAAGTTTGATTGTGCCTATCAATTAAATGATAAGAATCACCTAAACTTTGATTAAAAGAGTTCATTCTCTCGTCTTTCTTAATACTTCTTAATGTATACATATTTTTACTTCGGTTTACCTATTACCGAAAGGTTTTTGTTAAATGTTTTTTTGGTGCTTGTTAAATGTTTTAGTAAAGTTTCATGCACTTTGTCCAGTTAATTCGTTAAAAAACAGGACATTACATCCTTTGTAAATATTGCAGGTGTTAAATCTTATCAATCCCACCTATACATCTTTTACAAGTCATCTATCATTTCAAGCGTTTTAACTCTATCAGTCAATTCTGCTATAATAATTTCCGCTTCGTGCCTCAAAGTTAGTAATTCACTTCGTAATAAAGAATTTTCTCCTTGTAAATCTGTCATCATCACAAAAGCTAAATTAAGCGTTTCTAAAGCAGTTAAATTATCTTGGTATGTCTTTGTACCTAATTTAGTTTTATTTGCCTCTAATAGCTTTATTTGCATCACAAAGAGTAATTCTTCTTTCCTAATCTAGGTAGTTT